CAAATCCTTATTTGTCTGAGCAATCTCCAGCATCTTCGTTACTTCCGTAATATTAATTCCGTCAAAATGAACTTCAAATGCCGGACAATCGTCCACAAGATCACCTTCCTGTAAATTTCCTTTTGTATATTCCGGAACTGTCGGATTAGACTCTGCCGGCGTGCCCATAATCACGATCCATTCATTCTTTTCTGTATTATCCTCTTCATTTCTTGTGTACCGGTTAACAACCAGATCTATCCTCTTCATCCCCTGTGAACCATTTGTAAGCTCCACTTCATCATAAGTCCCGATTTTTACAGAAGACACATTTCCATGATGGCACATCATTCCGCTTCGGATTTTTAACGAATTGTTGGACACCAACTCTGGCTCCAAGTTTTCTCCAGATGGCAATATACAACTCCCATCACCAACGATTCCTTCAATGATCTGCCGAAACTGTTGGCTTGTAACGTGGGGTCTCCCGACTCTTCCACTAACTATCTCCATTATCATTCTCTCCTTCCAATTCGTATTCTTTGGATTCTATCCTATTGGTAATACTGTAGATGATATTTTCTATTGGCTTGCTTGAATACATCCCTGTAAGATAATCCCGCCCTCCTACAACATCACCTATATCTACATCAATTCCAAGTTTTGCTATATCCATGCCAAACGTTTTTTTACTGCACAAATCCTGTAATTTCTTTACGCTCTGACTTTCCAGTTCATCTGTCTCTGTCGATGTATTTTCATACACTTGTACAATTTCATCTAAACCTGTATAATACTGTGTTTTCTTAAAAGAGCCATCCGGCCAGACGTAGAGATGAAACACATTTCGGTCCTGCAGTTCACCTTTCCCGGTCACGATCAAGTGATTTACTCCATTTCTTTTATCTTCCATCGTGTAATTAAGTCCACAATCCTTAGACAGCTCAATCTCATCAGAATAGTCCGCAATCGGTACTGCTTCGATCAAAATATATCCCGGGATTCCTTGTTCGCGTTTATGTCGAATACTCAACCTGTATCCAACAGATTTCAGCATCTTTGTAATCCCTTCCAGCAATGTACAATAACGGTCAAACTGATAATTACTTACCGTAATGCCAGTGTCCGCACCAGACACAACATACAATCCGCCAAATTCCGGTTCTATCAGTTTCTTAAGAATTGCATTTAACTCCCCGGACACCACCCTGTAATCACTTCCGGCCGGCGGCTCTATTACTTTCATTGCCATGCGTCCACGCCATGTATAGCCTTTCAGCTCTACATAATCCAGAGTTGTATCGGTCAACACATCTTCGATAATTCCGCCAAATTCCGTATCTGGCACATACACCAGATTTCCGAATATCATTTCTTCTGTCCAGTTACATCTGGCAATCTTGATGGAAAATTCCCTATCTTTGTTAGCATCAAAGGTGCAATTCGCATCTAACAGTGGATTCGTTCCTATTTCTCTGCTCCTTGTCGCCAGAATTACCATGCTGCCTCCTTCCGCTTCAGAAACACATATAAATCTATTCCGAAGTCTCCACTCCAATTTACTGATATCAATCCGGATGGGATTTTATCAAATACGGAATAATTATATCCACGGACGTCAAACAGATTCGCTATTGTTCCATTGGAAAGATATTTCATGATCGTCTGCTCCGAGCTGTTTATAATCAAATATTCATTCTTCTCTAACGTAGTAAGGACTTCATATGGATAACCATTCATCAATACTTTAGGATTTACGCATGGTCCATATATGATCATTTCGAAATCGGACGGAATAATATGATCAACTTCAAATTCTGCAGTCCCTCTTTTCTCGTTCATAAAATCAAATGGAAAATCACAAGCAAAATCCAAGCCGCTATCTGCAGTTATTTCTTTTTGCGGGAAAAATCTTTTTTCCAAGACCGTGATCCAAGACAATTCCGGAGCAAGGAATGTAAGCTCTACCTCCGTATACACATATCCTTTCCATCCCGTTTTCTTGGTCTTATAAATCTGACACGGCAAGAACGTATCATTCACATATAAACGCCCGTAATTCCCTGTTTCAGCATCCACGGAGATGATTCTATACAGCGTTTCCATGTTCTGCGTGAACTCTTCTCTCTTTCCAAATACGTCCAAGGTAATTACCTTTTCATAACCATCCCCTGTCTCTTCCCATGTACTGTCAAACCAGTCCGCATCTATTGTGCGAAAAGGTGCCCTGGTCAACCAGAGCACCTCTCCCTTGCTGTTCTTATAATATGCCTTTATCATAATGCCGGCACCGCTCCTTTCGGTAATGGCTCATCAATTCTCTTTGTTCCCAGATAGATTGGACGCTTCGCCATTTTTTCTGCAGCTCTCATCTGGATTCTTTCTAACCGGTCATAATTGATATCTTTTCCTCCATCGAATCCCGGATAATTCTTTACTCTTCCAATTGTCTTGTCTGCAGTTCTCGCCGATAATGCAAGATCTACGGACTTCTGCAATCCGGATACCGCTTTCTGCACACCCACGTTCATAGACTTGATTGGAATATTCTTCTCGAATCCAATTCCCATACCAAGTGCCATCATTTTACCTACCTGATCACGGAATACTCTGGATGGCGAATGGATTCCAAGAGCACTCTTTGCTGCATCTAATGCCTTGTTCGCTGCACTCTTCGCCGCTTCTACGATTGCACCGGCTGCACCGGTTAATCCACTGGCAATGCCCTTTATAATATTCATTCCAACACTGCCCCAGTTCACACTGGTAAATGCATTCTTAATCTGGCTTACCATGCTTGGAATCTTTCCGATCAATGCCGGTATTCCCTGCACTAGTCCAACAGCGAGTTTACTTATGATCTGCACTCCTGCGGTCAGAATCTTTGGAAGATTCGTTATGATAGTCGATGCAAGCTTTCCAATAATCACTGGTGCCTTCGCTGCCACCAATGGGATTGAATTTGCAATTCCACTTGCGAGGCCTTTCATTAAGTTAAGTCCTGAAGTAATTAATTGTGGAAGATTGCTTATCAATGATGTAACCAATGTCAGTATCATCTGTACTGCACATGGTATCAATTGAGGTAATTGTGCTGCCAGACTGCTCGTCAATGTGGATATAATGCTTACTCCGGCAGTAATCAATGCCGGCAGATTCACCGTAATTGCATTTAGGATTCCCATGATCAGCGTTGCACCCTGAGCAACCAATCCAGGTAATGCTGCAGTAATTCCATTTGCGAAATTCGTGATTACTTCCGGTCCTTTTGTCTGCACAAGCAATAACAGCTGATCAATCTGTGTACCAAACTGACTATAGATCAATCCCATACCGGCAACGATGATTGCTGCTCCTGCACCAATATTGATCAACTTGAAAAATGTTGGCGCAAAGGACGCTACTCTTGATAAAATCGGTGTAAACGCATCCCCGATAAAGCCGGCGTATTCGGATATCTTTGTTCCGACTTTTCCCAGAACTTTGGAAATCTTCGCTGAAACGGCTGACATCTTTGTGCCAAGCTCTGCAAACTTTTCTGCTACCCCCGGGAACTTTTCAGCCAGTTTTGGACCGATTTGTCCAAAAGCTCCACCGATCTTTTTAACAGTATTTGTTACAGCTCCGGTGATTTTTCCTCCCGGTCCATTCGCCCAGGACTCAGCCATAAATCCGCCAAGATCTTTCAGACGAGGAGCTATTTTCTCCCCAAGATCCTGGAACGGAAGCGCAATACTTTCGCCGAGATATTTGAACTCACCACCTATCTTTTTAAACGTGGTACTGACACTCTTTGCCCCTTTAGGTACTTTTCCTATAGATGTGACAACTCCATCAACAATGTCGTTAAATCCATCAGTTGCAGTTTTTACATTTTCAATTCCTTTTCCAAATATGGACAACGCCGGAGCTGATCCGGCAATTACAACTGCCATCTTTCCAAGATTTAACAGTTGATCACTGTTCATCCCCTTTAGCTCATTGGCTAATTTGGAAATACTATCAGTAAAACCTTTTACTTGTGGAACAGCGCCGCCGATTTTCCCGGCAAGTGCGCTGACAACATCCATCCCCGTTTTTCCTAATCTTGGGATGATCTGTCCTAAATTTGTAAAAATATTCTGCGCTGCAGTCCAGAATGTCTCTACAAGGTCATTTGCACTTATAACTCCAGCTTCAAAGTTTTCCCAAGCTGCTTTGGCAGAATTCACAGAACCTTCAATTGTAGTCGCTGCTTCTTTCGAAGTAGTCCCAGTGATTCCCATCTGCTTTTGGACAACACTAATAGCATTTACAATATTTCCGAAGGACAAGCTGCTTGCATCGACTGTAACACCAAGTTCTTTCTGGACATCAGTCATCTTTGACGCATCAGAAATGAGACGTTTCATCTCTTCCTGAGTACCGCCATACCCAAGCTTTAAGTTATCTAGCATAGTGTAATTCTGCTTTGCAAATCCCTGATATGCGTTCTGGATGTCACACATATTCGTGCCCATCTTATTAGCATTATCAGACATATCTACAATGGCACGATCCGCATAAGATGCTGCCTTTGCAGTATCTCCACCAAGGCTCTGTAACAGTGATGCAGAAAAGCTTGTCACTGTTTCCATGTAATTGTTTGCGGACATTCCCGCAGTCTTGTATGCTTTATTTGCGTTTGCTATGACCGTATTCGCACTGTCCTTGAATAGAGTCTCTACACCACCTACCTGTTGCTCCATGTTGGCAACTACACCGAGTGACGATTTTATAATCGCTGCAGCTCCGGTTCCGACTGCTGCAATCGTCCCGGTCATTGCTTTGCTTACAATAGATAATCCAGATTTTCCAAGTTTTCCAAGCTTACTTATACCGTCATTAAATCCCTTTTCATTTATCTTGGTATCAAAATTTAAATAGCCGTCTGCCATACTATCATCCTTTCTGATAGCACGGCTCAACGGCTCACATGTGCTTTATATCTTTATTTTTACTTCTCCTTTACACTCCCGACAGTTAATATATACCCCCTCACATTTGGCTGTATTATCGTATATTAATAACTTCTTACCGCAATAAGGACACCTGAACCACTTTCTTTCTGTCGGGATCTTAATCATATGCTCCATCACGCAAACATTTCTCCAATCTCATAATCTGTCATTTTTCTCCGATTCTTCTTTTTCAGAGCAACTATCTCCTGTATCTTCTTAATCCGCTTACGCTCGTCCTTATCTTTAATTGTCCGGAGATCTATGCTCCGATACATGATTCTCTGCTTAATCTCCGTCTTTTCCGGAAGACCGGCAAATAATGTCTGAAACTCCCACCAGTGCATATAAGGAATCGTCTGCAGATTAATTCCATACACCTCTCGAAATGCACTGTAAATACACTCTGCATCTTGTTCAAAAGAATACAATTGCTTCGGTGCAGATCTGGTAATATTCTCATCCTCTTCTGCGTTTTCTGTTTTCATTGCGAGAAAATCACCCAATGCATAAACTGCTGTTTCCAGATCATCCGGGCACCCATCTATGTACCACTGCAACAACAGTCGGCACTTAATTTGCCAAGGGACTTTGGCATCATCAATCAATTGTATAAAACGGATCCATTCTCTGAAATCGGTTTCAACTAAGAATCTTTCTCCATTTACTCTGACTGTTTTCGGAAATTCCTCGAATAAAATATTCATAACATTTTACCCTTTGTAATGCTGCTTCTTTTTCTTTCCCTGCTGTTTGTTGTAATAACGTCTCTGCTGTCTGTTTCCATGTTCCTGCACGTTATATCGATCATATTTTTCGAAGAACTCTTCTGTCTGAGTATTTTCACATTCTGAAAGTTTCTCTCCTGCTTCTATACATAATTTATAACTTGTTCTCCCTTGGAACATAGCTTCATGCGTTCCTTCCCCGAAAAGATAATCGAAAAAGTTAAAATAGCACTGACACTGAGCTCTAAACAATTCTGCTGTTTTCCCTGTCTTTGGAACTTTAGCTGCATCTTCCGACAGCTTCTCTTGTGCATATTCCAAGTCCGTCAAAAAATCAGCATCTGTAAAATCCACTTCCGCTTCAAAATCTCCAAATTTAAAAAGGCTCATCGGCTCACTCTCCTATCTTTCTTTATTTCCCAAATGTACATGTCTGCCAGTCATCTGTAGTTGTGGCAGTTCCTTTTGTAATCTTTCCGGCTGCTTTAAAGCTTCCTTTGTAGATCAGTGCATCCGTTCCATCACCTTCCGTATCCGGAATCACGCTCCAGTCACGTTTTCTTGCTGTGCAGGTATTCGGATCTTCTGTCTTAACCTCAAACAAATCCACCGTTACAATGTTCACCTGTGCATCCGATCCCAGAAGTTCATCATCTGTAATCGTCGCAAGCTTTTTCAGCACCGCATCATTTGTATGTAAATCAAATTCGTAATCCATAGATGGAGCGTACCCTACCACATCTGAACGTTCACTTTCTTCATCCACATACTGCCTGCTGTATTCGGTAGAATTTTTCCCATCAGACAGCGATGTGAATCCTGTCATTCTGGTGTATGTATTTCCATCACCGGTTACATCCATAAACGCAACACGCTTATGTCTGCCTACTAATCTCTTTTTATTATCTCCTGACATTTCTATACCTCCTGTTCATATATCAATCTGCAAATCATCTGATACCGTCCCAGATCAGCTTCTGTGCTAAACAAAAAGCCGGACTGCAACACTTCAACTTTAACAGCTTTGTGCTCGTCCAGCTCTGGGAGAATATCATTCATATTATTTTTCTCAACCCATTCCTCAAAAGCCTGATAAAAACCACTGTTGGCAATCCCGGTTCTAGCATCACCGTCATACGCTTCCTTGCTCGTGAATGCGAATTGAAACTGTTTCAGACCTCCGCCATCCACATACTTCTTGTAATTCGGATCCGCACCAATCGGATCAATGGAATACTCCATCCCATTTCCAAGATAATTAATGTTGATCTTCCGATCGTCAATATCCGGATTCAACAGCACATAGTCACGAATGCTCTGAATAATCGGTTTTTTACTGTCCTGCAAGTTTCTCAGCTCCTTCTTTAATCTTTTCCTTATGGCTCGCCTTCATCGTTTCGAACCATCTTGCTTTTGTTTTATGTTCATAATACTGCCGACGGGCATAAGGTGTCAGATACTCAATGGAACCGGATCCGATCACTGTGCCAAGCGTTGCCGATTTGATCATCATACCGGTGCGTCTCGGTGTAAGTGGATTCATATATCGCAGGCACTCTGAATCAACAAATTGTTGCGCTTTGGAAAAGCTTTCTGCCTTCCGTGTGGCAAATCCCGGTGCCCACTCAATCTTTGCGGTCACGCTACCGTTTTCATCTCTTGATGTGAATACGCTGCCTCTTGGTGTCGTGATTCGAAATTCTTTTTTCTGTGCCATTTACTCACCTTCAATCTTCCAATGTGGCAATCCGCCAAAGCGATTATCTGACCAGGACAACACTTTGCAGTGCCTCAATCGTACATCTTTCAGATCAGCCGGCTTCTCAATTTCCTGATTATACTCGCCGAGCACAATCTGATCATCTGTCTGGATAGTCCAATGTTCTCCCGGATATTTCAGTTTTGCATACTCTTCCGGCGGAAGATACTGATCCGCATTCTCCACATCGGTAGGAATACGGATCTTATATACTTCTGCGCTGTTTAGTCCGGAATCACCGACGGATGCTTTGTGGTTAACATATATATGCACATTTTCAATAACGGTTCTATGCCAGGTATCGAAACGGGTGAGTGGATCGTACCTGTGGTTATAGACAGTTATCGTTGCATTCGTTAACATCATCATCCACCGCCAAACTCATTAATCCTGTATTGATCAAATACACTTCTGCGATTTCATATAACAGCACATTCAATGGCTTACTCGTATCATATGACACAGAATAGCCATCATTATTTTCTGAAGTCTTTCCATCGCGCTGATCATACCTATATGCGCAATCGCACATTTCGCAAAGTGCTGTTTTTGCTCGTACCGGCCAGTTGTCTTCTTTCATTCGATCAAATGTATACTGGTTAAGTCTTGCACTCATTTTTAATTCCAAGGAAATCCAGCGATTCTCTGGAATCAGAGAACCACCAAAAGAATCCTTGTAATATTCATAAGTTACGTTCATAGCATCACTCCTTATGCTGCAGCAGTGTGAACATAAATTGCAACTTTCTTATTGTCTTTCGCTTCTGCAATACCAACTGTTCTGTAACCAAACTTCCATGCATCAGCATCCTGATTCTGTTCTGGAGTAATAATCTTTGAAACAACGTGTTTCTGATTCTGGATAACAGCATTTTTATCTACAATCAAAAAGTCAATTGCTTTTCCTCCGGTTGTTGTGTAACCGCCAGCTCCACCAGCTGTCAGTGTAACTTTGTCAAAGAATCGGCTTGATGGAACTTCCTGAATTTCTGCCCAACCTTCCATTACTTTCTTCGAAGCCGTTGTATCCAGATCTTCAATCATTCCTTTTAAAGTTGTTGAGATATACAGAATGCAGGTCTCTGTTTTTGCCTCTGCATTCTTAATAGCTGTCTTACCCGCACGAATCGCTACAATTCCTGCCTCTCCATCAGCAATTGCCCCAGTTACTCTATTATCGGTAGGTGCGTAATTCGCGTATTTTGCAAGTCTCCATGTGTCTAATTCTGGAACTACCCGTGTTCGCAGAAATTCCCCAGACAGACGACTAAATGCAAGTCCCGCAGTTTCAATATTGTCCATTGCATCTACAGTAAACATACGTCCTCGGTCATAGTCACATTTCTTAGTTTCGTACTCAAGTGTTACATCACCAGCTACATAACCCGTCTGTTTGTTGTAATCGGCTAATCCGCTCATTGTCATCTTCGGAATCAAAATCTCATTTGCATTTGCACCTTCCTGGACTAATTCATTCGGTCCATCCAGCGTAGCCGTAATGGATGCCAGCTTATACGTTTCATCAAGCAATGTCGAATACGTTTTTCTTAATGCAATTGTGTTTGCCATATTTTATTACCTCTCTTCTTATTTCTGTGCAGGCAGTCCCATAGCAGCACGAAGAGCAGACATTTCATCGCCACCAATATCCTCTCCGCCATTTCCACCGGTACCACCTACTGCATTGTTAATTGGTTCGTTTGCTCCGAACAGATATCCGTCTGACTTCTTTACATCCTCCAAAGCCTTTTTGATATCCGCGGATTGATTCTTTGATTCTTTCAGAGCATCGATATCCAGCATGGCAATAACAGCCTTTTCATTTCTTCCACCGGCAGTCTTGACTGCTTCTTTGATAGAATCCATGAATACACGATCTGCCTCTTTCGCTGCGTATTCATCATCTTTCGCTTTCAGATCTCCCTGAAGCTTTGTGATCTGCCCCTGCAGATCTTTTACATCGACACCTTCAAACTCCTTCAGCTTGGCATTCACATCATCCAGAGAGGCCTTATAGTTGTCTCTCTGCGAAACTGCATTGTCATACTCACTCTTGGTACGATAATTCTCTTTCCAAGCCTTATCGAAATCCGCTTTTTTATCTGCCGGGACTTCCATACCATACTCTTTCAAAATCTCATAAATATTTTTCATAGTTACATTCCTCCTGAAATATTTTATTGACCGCTCTTTCAGCGGTATGGGATATAGCCGGTTAGACCTCCGACCGGGTAGCTGTCCAGTTTATAGCCTTATGACAGGGCATAAAAATAAGACGCATAACCCTGCGTCTCAAAGGAAGATAAGTGGATCACCTCCTAAAAATGCGTACAAAAATACCACCGGCCTTTCGACTGGTGGTAGCTACATGGATAATACTTTCATATCATTCCATAATTCCTTTAACTGTCTATCATTTATTTTATGTTTATCAAGCATTGCCTTGGCATCTGTATAGAAATTAGTCTCACCTTCTGGACACCTGCATATAAACGGCTCATCATCTCTCCACGAAATATTATATCTTTCTCCATAAAGAATAAACTCGATATCTAATCCTATCTCTATAGCTTCTGACAGCTCAGACAAGTTCTCAAATTTTGCATAATCTTTATACTCAATCATTTCAATCACCTCTTCTCTAGAATATCTTTATTAGCAATTTCATGCCCTAATTTAAGTGGATTATCGTGCTTTGCTTCACGTTTCAAGTTACCTTTTTCATCAAGATACCAGTTATGATAATGTGGTACAATCGGATGTTCTTTTGAATTTCCGTGATCCGTCATATCTATGTCCAATCTTGGTCTTCCATCATTTCCGTAATATCTACGTCTCTGCAAGGCACCATCTTTGAAATTATCAAACACGCTATTCGGAGTACCTTTATACGGGATAGAATGTACTTCTCCTATTTGTTTCTTCTTCAGTGCTTGATTCTGCCATTTTACATCTGTAAATGCTTCACTGATAGCTTTCCATTTCTCATTATCATTATATTTCATCTGACCAAAATTAACAAGCGAACCAATAGAATCTCCCAAAACTTCCTTATACCGCTTATACTGAGCCACATCTTTGGATGCATTCTCGATCATTTCACGCGGGAACAATGCATTCTGTCGTTTGCTATTCGTTGCCACTCGACCTTCCGTGTCCAAATAAATACGCTCACGCTCTTCCGTGAGACTCATCTTCTTGCAGAACCGGGAATACTCGTTAAGCTGCCCTTGATATTTCGCTTTGTGCAGAATGATTTCATCCTGATCAGCGCCACCAGCCTGCAATAATTTGACTTTTTCACGCTGTGCCCTCATGGCTGTCTCCATCTGGCGTTGCCTTTGTTTTGCTTCATACAGGGTATACTCTTTACCGTCAAACGTCTTAGGTTCTGCCTCTTCCTCGTTCTTCGCATCCAGCCATTCATCTGTCCAGTTGCGCTGTGAAATGCCAGGAAAGAAAGGATAATACTCGTGTCAATGGTAGCAGTTCCAACCGCCTAATCCTTCACCGGTTCCATAACCTGTACTACTGACAAAGTCTGGATAATCTGCCATACTCGCATCACTCCTTCCATAACAAAAGGAGCCTATCGGCTCCCTCTGTTTTTACTTCCAATATTTTTCTTCTGCTCTTTTTCTTGCTTCAACTGCTTCTTCTATTCTATCATATGTTCCTAAATGAACACATTTTCTATCTACAGTAATGTAAGCTCTCCACTTTCCTGAATCCTTTCTCCTCATAACTCCTGAATAGCCTGACGTATTTGTTCTCCTCGGCTTTTTATCTCTATTCCAACAATTCTCTTGAAAAGAAATCCACCTACAATTTTCGGGACAATAATCTCCGTTTACATCTATGCGGTCTATTGTTAATTTATCTGCATAACCATTTTTTATCGCCCACTGTTTAAAGGCCTCAAAATCATTTATCCATTCATCACACACCTTTATTCCTCTTCCGCCATAATATTCATAATTACTACAAGAAGGTATGTTACATCTGGCTTTCATTGCGCGCCATTCATTATGTAACCGAGTGCCTGTTGCTTTATGTACTACATTTATTTTAGATGTTCTTTCCTTATGGAGACAACCACAAGATTTGGTTAATCCTTTTCTAAGATTCTTCCCCATAACAACAACTTCTTTTCCACATTCACATTTACACAACCATTGAGCTCTTTTTTTCTCCATTAGGCGAAATATAGTTTTCCACACGTTTCAGAACTGTTAATCTTCCAAATTTCTGTCCAGTTAAATCTATCGCTTTTCCCATCAACAACACTCCTTCCAAAGAGCAGTTGCCAGGTTGGAAACCTCCTCGAAAAGATTCAAGCCTTTCTTGAAGAACACATTCCATTATCAATTCATCAATCTCATTAAATACTTCAAATCCAAGCTTAGTTTTTACTTCGTTTTCTAGTCTTTGATATGCATTTCTTATTACTTCACTATCTACTTGCTCATCTGACCACTCATAAAACATTTTCTCAATTTGACTCATAATAAAAAACTCCTTTCAGTTCTTGAAAGAAGTTCCTATCTGCATTATAATATTTACAGAAGGAAACTTCTAACCTAAGCAGTCGTTTGTGCTTTGGTCGGTGCTACGACTGTTTTATTTTTTTGTTAAATTTACTGCCTGCTGATAAACCATGTCTATACCTTTTTTTACCACCTCTGTCTTATTTAACCCTAGTGTCTCACGACAATATTCTAACTTTATATCGTCTAGTACAGACAATCTCACTTCCATTCGTTTCGTCTTAGGTTCATCTGTTGGTCTTCCTGTTCTCGGGCTCATTTTATCACCTCACTTTTGTCCGTACAAATATATTAACTTATGTACGTACAGAAGTCAAGTACTATTTATTCCATTTGTAAACTTTTCCCTGCCATACAGAATGTGAAGGTCTTGCCCCTGCATGCCAGCTTACTTCCACATATTCACAACCAAGCTGTTCCATGTGGTATTCGGTTATCTTATGTGTAAGATTCGCGACTGCAGTCATGACCGCTCTCCTTGCAGCCACATCCACCCGATCAGCTCTCCCCGAAGCATAATCAATCTTCCGAAGTCCGCTGTTCGTGAGCTGTGTAACTACTCGTCTCAGGACACTGTTATAATCAAATGCACCAGTTACAATATCGTAACATGCTGCATCCAGGTATCCAGAATACACCTGTGCAAGTGGTGTCAGTACCTTCCTATCATTTCCATAATCCAAATAGAATCCAAGCGAATTGGTTACATTCTCCAAATCTTCACAACTCTGATCGATAATTGCTTCTGTGATCTGATTAAGCTGCTCGTTCTGATCATACGGTATATATTCTGCATTGATCTGTTCATATACATCCTTATCTCGAACATATTCCTTTTCGATTACCTTATCGTACAGCTCAAACATTTCCGGATAGGAAGCATTGAGCGTCTTCCTTATCTCCCGTTCGATATCCTCTGAAGAATATCCCAGGATCCGTAACCGATTAATCTGCCAATCTGCAGTACTGGTAATCTCACCAGTCTTAACGATTCTCCTAACAATGTCTTGCATGATTCGTTCTTCCAGATCCTGATATCTGGCGGCAATCTTACTGGCCATCTTATTCTTGTAATCATCTCGCATCTTACTCCATCACCTGATTCTGTTCCGGGATTTTTGACTTTGCGGTCGCTTCGTCCTCGTTGTACCATTTCATGCGATATTCAACCAGACTCATAACACCCATACTTACGTCTTGCCTGTCCTGCTGCCTTTCTGATTCTTCATCTGCCAAGATTGAATCATTGAACTCGCAAGTAAATTCCACACCAGACATATAAGAACCATTGTAGAAAGCCAGCGCATTTACGAATCCATTTAAACATTCTTCGAGCTTCTCCTGTATTGCAGTAACACGATTGTATTTTCTGGTCTTTGATACAAGAACTTCCGTAGCTGTCTTATCCACTTCCTGTGCGTCAGACAGATCTCCGTAAGCAAGACCAACATTGAACTCAATCTCTCGTTTGTATTCCTCTAATCCCCTCCGAAATGCTTCATCTCTCATCGCAGGAGAATACTCTTTGTAAAGTTCTTTATCTTTACCATCTTCAAGGTTCATTCCTTTGTAAAGACGCTTTTTCAGCCTTGGCAGGTAAGTCTTACCGCCTTTACTCTTTAACGCTCTCTGGTCTACATGAATCGCACGTTCTCCAGAATCATATTCCCAGTCAAGACGTGCTGCCTGTACATCAGCTTTCTTTATCAATCCTTTTGCCGACTCATATATTGATACACCACATGAAGAACTATCCACCTTATTCTCAATTGGATTCTGATAATATCCAAAATCCATTTCTGTCATACCGGTATAAACAATTGGCCCAGGTTGAATATTTGCCCATTCTGCGACTGCTTCCAGGCTGCATCTCTGCCCGATATCACTTCTGCTCTGCGAATGATAACATTTATTTTCAATGGTCAGATTCCCATTTGTGAAATAATGTCTCTCTACTCTGGTGTAATAGTCATTTTCACCAATACACTTTACAACTAGAAAAGCAATATCATTTGGAGCTCCGTTATCATCAAAACTAATCGGAATGAATTTATCTGCAGCAACATATTCTGTCTTGTCCGGACCAAGCGGTCGGAGAACCATTGCTCCAAGAGCAAGACCGGTCTGCAGCTTCTTGTTCATATCAGATAGACTTTTCTGGAGAACTTTATCCATATTATCATGATTCAAGATCTTAGCTTCCATTTCAACAAGAACAGAATCTGCAAACTCACGGCAAATTCCTTCTTCCAATTTCAAGGATTCTACTGTATCGTCACACCAGTCTGCATTTCCGGCCAGCATTCTTTTCCATTCATTGATGGCATCGATCATGGCCTGTGACAGTGCCACATCTTTACCAATTATATTTTTTAATGTCGTGTAATTAAACATGCTCACTATCCTTTCCCATAGTCTTTTTAATCCATCAAACATCTTCCACCTCTTCTATCAGATCTCGCATATCCCGTTCAATTGTATATTCAAATGCATCCAGGCTATCAATATCGGTGCTACCATCATCCAGACGCTCATCTTTATCTTTCACGTCTTTATTCCATACCGCATCCGAAAGTGCTGTCTGCAGGGACTTGCAATCCTCTGTAATCCAGAACCTTCCAGCTCCCATCAATCGGATCGTACAGCGAATCCGATCAATGATAGATGCTTTCTTCGCTTTTCTTACAATCATCCAAGGGAATCTCTTTTCCACTGCATTTCGGATGGAATTACCGAGCACTGTCTCCGCATTATCATAGTAAACGGATTCCACATTACAGTATTCTACATAATCGCCTTGTTTTTTGATCACACTGTATTTAGCAATTACCTCTTGAACAAAATCGCAGAACAGCTGATCCAGCATATTGCTGTCTATGTCTTTTTCCTGGTCTTTTGCCATGACTCGCTTAGACATAATCCCTATTACGTCTCTGTAATCGTCTGTATATCCTCTGGCCACAAAAGAATGACCGGACTGATTTCCTCCGAAGTCAAGTCCGATCTCTATCGATACAATGTCATTTTTCCTGAATTGTTTATGTTCCAGATTGTCTGCGGGTTCTTCCAATACTTCACACTGGAACTTCTCCGGATTGTCTGCAAATCGTTTATAAATTGCTCCTTCTGCTCTCTTCCATAGCCCAAGAATCAGACGATCGTAATAAATTGTACCATCATACTCTTTGCACAGCTGCTCAACAAATTCCTGTGGAAGAAACGGATTATCAAAGATTGTGTATCTCTGCAAATAGATATCCAGTTCGTCATTATCCAGAAACTCTTTCAACCAGTGTGTTGGATGTTCTGGGTTACAAGCTCCATCAAAGCACGAATACGGCTTATCAAGTCGTGATTTCAACATCTGAAACACTTCTTTGTTCCATTTCGCAATCTCATCACCGTAACAATATTTGATGCTGGCTCCCTGTATCTTTGCTACCTGGCTGACTTTCTCTGCTCCAAGGCAATACACTTCTTCACCGCAGATCATTGCCATATTCCGGTTATTGATCTGCTCGATCAGTTCCTCTGTGTAAATCTCACGCATTGGCTGCAGTACGTTTCGTTCAATCGATTCCTTAGACACACCAAGGATAACATTTAGTCCCGGCTTGCCAGTCCTCTCTCGAATACGGAACGGAACCACAAAAGCTGTATCCACATAAGACTTTCCGGAACGAACTGCCCCGGATTTAATGTTCCATCTATGAGTTGCGTTCACAATATATTCATTCTGTTTCTTGCTTAATTGCATTGTCCCGCACCTCTTTTAATATCTGATCCAAACGGTCAAGAGCTTCATCGTTCTCATTTTCGCCCGTGATGGATTCTTTTCTCGCTTTGATCAGCTCTGTTTCAGCTTTCTTATTCTCCAGATCTTCCTCTGCTCTGTTACTCTGTCCGGAATACTGCGCCACAAACTTCGCTGCCTGTGTATCTCCATCTAATGCAGCCTTAATCTGAGCCATAAGAAGAGCCGATTCCAAAGTACACTCAACTCCGAGTGACTCTAAAACCGGCTTCCATTCTTCGTTATTTATTTCTGCAGTAAGCAGCAGGTTTAACGTCTTCTGGAAGTTCGCCTTCCTGCGCCTTGCCTGTCCGCTTGCTTTTCCCGCTATTTTTGCTAACTCCCGGCGTTCCTCCGGAGTTCGATTGTTATTTGCATCTCTTATGTTTTCATAGCCTGCCACTTCACCACCTTCAATTCTGGTTTATTTTTGCATTATAAAAGCACCCCGGAGGGTGCCTTCCCAAAATAATATATGTATCATTTTTTATCATCGCTTTACTAATCGTTTTAATTATTTTAAGTAATTGCAAGATACCCCTCTGCTATTAATCGCTGAGCCACTACCTCCATACTATCACTCTCATCAGCAACGTTAACTGCATAATTAGTTAAAATAGCGCTTAATAAAATCATCGCTTCTTTATCCGTCTTATTAATCAAACCATAAAGAACGGTTTTTTTATATTCATCTTTTAAAAGTTCTTTTTCATGTTCCCATTTCTTTCCCTCATGATGTTCTATTTCAAACGAAATATCGTTTAATTCTTGGACCAAAATACTATCTAACTCTCTTTGCCATTTTTGTATATCCGGTGCAAGCAATAAGCCAAATGGATACAAATCATTCTCTGTGTATTCCAAATACTTAAGAAATTCCATAAATTGCATAACATATTTTTCTGCATAAAGCAAATACGCTGAAACTCGTCGGCTAAGCCAAGTATCCTCATATTTTCTTATTTCATACAATTTATTCAAAAATTCTCCCAATTTTTTTCTATCTTCTACAATAGTCATATAAATTGTCCAATCTTCTTTTGGATTGTTGCTTTTCACATTAAACAGCTCTGGATGTACAATATTTACATCTTCTATTATATTTGCTTCTTGTTCTAATTTAATTACCTTTTTTTATCGCATTTATTTTATCTTTTGCCAACTCTGTATTAAGCTCTATTTTTTTCTGGTTTTTCAATCCCCAATTAGGGAAAATTGATTTTGCCACTGCCACAATCCCTCCGCTGCCAATTACAAATGTTGCAATTCCAATTATATACTCTACTTTCATATTTTCCTCCACACTAACAAAACCTATCTTCATAATATCCCATTTTTCGACATTACGCAACGAAAAAGACACCCGCGTTGCCAGGTGTCCTCTCTCGGTTTTATTAGGTTGGGGTAAACTGATCGAATGATTTAATATCTGTTCATCAATTCCAGTTTATACTCTATCACTTTTTATCGGGACATTGGGGGACATTTTCGAAATATCTTTGAATTTTTTTCTTAATATTCTCATCCGTATACTTGATCCGGCGCTTTGGAAACCTTTGGTTCATCTGATCAGCAACTTTCGGATATGATAAATCATCCAGAAAATACAGCCGGAAGATCATCCGCAGCTCACTCTTTTCTATCGTCTCTATGTATTCGTCCACCTGTATCGTCAGCTCCAGGAGTTCCTCTTCCAGTTCCTCCAGTCTGCGGATCCGTTTATTCAGCAATGATTCTTTCCGGGAAATAGCCGTGACCGGTCTGCCGGTGATCTTAACCGTTCCCAGTGGTTTCTTTCCCTTCTTCCCACATGATACCGAATCCATAACGATTTGTCCATTCAATCTGGATAATTCTTTTTTATTCTGCTCAATTCTTCGCCGCAGATCCTTTATCTCTTCTTTCATATCCGCATACTCAATCAGAATGTTCTTGTCCACCGGCATCTACTCCCTTCGTTATGTCTACTCCCATCTTCTTCAGGTAATCCTCCACTGAATAGCTCTGATAAGCTGGTGGTGTATGAAATCTCTCACTTGCTTTCGCATCATGGCTTTCTTCCAGCTCCTTATAGTGTTGCTGACTATCCAGTCTTACCTGTCTTCTGTCTCTTCCTCTGTTCAATCATTTCTCAGCTCCTTCGTCGTTTTGTTCATTACGCAGACAATCAAGTAATTCTCCTATACATTTGTCACAAAGATCATAGCTTTCATCTCTTAGGCCCATACCTGTGATTGTAATAATTCCAGAAAGCACGCTGCCTTCAACACTACCTCTTGTTTGACATCTCTCATTCTTTTCATACGTCTTCCCACATCTATCACACTGTATTACTCTACTCAACTTTTCCCTCTGCTCCTTTCTCTCCAAATCCTTGGCATATATCATTTCCAATTGTTCATCTGCACTTGCTCCTACAACGCATAAACTCCAGGCAACAAAGAGCGTACAGGCGATGATGATGAATATTATTATCTTCATTGTTCCTCCTTGTATGGTTCCGGCAATGGCATCCATGCATTGACAAATATTCCATAGCTTGAATATGATTTTTCATCATCTCCCGGATAGAATGTACCGCCTTCATCATTTTCTTCATATCTTGCGATATCTGGCATTGTGTAGTTTTCAAATGATACCAGTATGTAACTTTCATCGTCCGGCATCCGTTCACTACATGGAATCCACTGACCAAGCCTGTCCTTTTCCTCGGCATCTTCATATCTTGCCAGCTTCTCCATAGCTTCTCCATAGCTTCTGACAGCAAGCTCTTGTCCTTAATCACTGCTTTTCCAGCATGATATTCTGTATATCTCATCTATCTCAGCTCCTCCTTATTTCTTCGTCAATCTTTCTCCTGCCACTGCCTTATCGCACACTTCCACATCACAACCACGTTCCCTGCCGGTATGGATGCAGTAATCACAACCGCCTGCATCACTATGGCGGTACTGGCATGTCCTACACTTATGTCTGTCAGAATTATCTCCGGACTTAATCATTTCCGCCTTTACCGGATTCTTTAGCTCTTTCCGGATAGCTCCTGACAGACCATTAACTGTCCCGATTGGAATTCCTGTGCGCTCTGCAATCTCCTTATTTTTCAGACCTTTCTTAATCAAAGGACGAATGATCTTACTTTTTTCTTCCCTGCTCATCTTCCCCGGAGCTGCTACCGTTTCTTTTTCCAGTTTCTTCTCCGGTTGGTCTGGGGGGAGCTGTTCGTCCCCTTCAGCATCGTTCTCATTCTGATCAGGCTCAACCATATCCTGCACAGCCTGTTCAAAATCCGGATTTACGACTGCCGGCACATCAACCAGAAAGTGATTCTCTGGCTGGTCCAGGATATCTGACAATGGCATTGCATTCACGCCGCCGTCTTCACCTATCCAGAGTGCTGTTACTGGTTTGCCCTTTATGTAATATTCCAACGCTTCTTTTAAGTTCTTCTCTACTAACATTGCTTTCTCTCCATCTACTTTTCAATCAATCCCATATACATCTCCTGATCATAAGATCTGCCATCAAAATTGTTAAAGTTGTCCTTCTTCTTTGTTGGTGATGTCTTCTTTCTTTTCTTCGTTTCCCGAAATTCCTTATAACCACCAGCCGTTGCCTTCTTCACGATGGCAATCTGTTCCTCTGTCTTATTACTCAGATTCAACAGGTCTTCCCTCAGAGCCTGTACCTGTTCCGGAAGAATCGATCCATAGTTATGTTCTCGAACAAGGAGATACATCTGGAAAGCCGATTCAAGTTCCGGAGACTGAAATACTGTATTATTTTTATTATTATTTACTTTACTTTTATTTGCTGATTTTTCCGTGGAATTAGATTCGTTTTTCCCGGAAAAACTATCGCATTTCCCCGGAATATCTTCAAAAAGAGTGCACTTAATAAAAGGTTCCGTATCTTCCTTTTTCAGAAGCCAGTACCTACCTACTTCCAGCGGCTCTTTGCTCTTACGCATTCTTTCTTTAATACCGAGCTGATACCGTCTCTGTATCCCGGCAGAGGTCAAGACCT